AAAGGAGGTGAAGCTGACAATGTATTACTTTTACCTGATATTACTAAGTCTGCTTCTGACCACAATGACATCGATCCAGACGAACTACATCGTCTATTCTATGTTGCTGTGACACGAGCAAAAAAATCTTTACACATATTAGAGCCAAGAAACTATGAGAGGGCTTATCTGTTATGAAACAACAAAACGCCGCAAAAAGATTAGATCCAGAGGTATGGGATAAAATAGATAAATGGAGATTAAAAGGTTGGAGCTATGAAAAATTATCTAAAAAGTTTAAAGTAAGCAAATCAACACTTTCTTATCGTTATGGTGAAGGACAAAAAGAAAAAACTTTAAACAGAAGAAGAAAAAGAAGAACTAAATTTCAATCAAAGATTGACAGTTTTTTTGATAGAGCTGTCGATCAAAAAAGAAGTCAACACCTTTGGTATAAAAGACCAGAAAGAACTTATGAATCCAAAGTAAGATCATTTTTTAAAGATAAAAATTATTCAACAAAAGGAGTAGATATGAAAACTAGAATACAACAAATGACAGAGCATTTATGGCCATACGAAGGAAAAGATAAAAACGGTTTGTCTCATCCTTATGTGTCATGTTCTATCACAGGAAGAAAAGTTTCTGTCATGGCACCAAAGGGACATCCTTTAGCCGCCAATATTGATCATGAAATACCTGCTGCAAGAGGAGGCACTAACGAAATATCAAACGCACAAATATTAGCAGAAAAAATAAACGAAATTAAGGGAGACATGACTAACGAAGAACTGTTTGAACAGATTTACGGTATAATTATTAACGAACCTTTTATTAAATTTATGGAGAAATCAAAAAAATGTCAGATCCTTATAAAACACAAATAGGTGGTGATCACTACAAAAAATACGAGATACAACCTAGCGAATTCATCAATAAAAACAAGTTGTTATTCGCAGAAGGTTCTGCTATAAAGTATATAGTTAGACATCAAGATAAGGGAGGCAAAGAGAGCCTCGAGAAAGCGAAACATTTTATCGATATGATAATCGAGAGAGACTACAGTTGAGAACACTACAACAACCACTATTCACACCCGAAACAGAATGGGTGCCACCAGACAGATTACCAGATTTATCCGGTCACTTGGAGATAGCCATTGACTTGGAAACACGAGATCCGAACCTTCTCACAATGGGATCCGGTTCGGTAAGAAGAGACGGTGAAGTAGTCGGCATAGCTGTGGCGGTCGAAGGCTGGTCCGGCTACTTTCCTATCGCGCACGAAGGTGGTGGGAACATGGACCGCGCATTAGTATTAGATTGGTTCGAAGAAATCTTACACAACACAGCTACAAAAATATTTCACAACGCAATGTACGACGTATCCTGGATACGGTCGATGGGCTTTCACATCAACGGTGGCATCATCGACACGATGATTGCTGCAAGTTTAATTGACGAAAACAGATTCAGTTACACACTGGACTCTGTTGCAAAAGAATACATAGGCATGCGTAAAAATGAAAAGCTTTTACAAGATGCTGCAAAAGACTTTGGTGTCAATCCAAAAGCAGAGATGTGGAGACTACCTGCACCGTTTGTGGGTGAGTATGCAGAGAAGGACGCAGAGATCACACTAAAATTATGGCACGCATTACAACACGAAATTACAAAGCAAGATCTGTGGGACGTATTTAATATGGAAACAAATTTGTTTCCATGTTTGGTCGACATGAAATTTAAAGGTGTGCGCGTTGACGTTGCAAAAGCACAGGCAACCAAGACACAGCTAGTGGTAACAGAGGGTGAACTGTTACGTGATATAAAAAAGATTGCAGGTTTTGACGTGGAGATCTGGGCTGCTGCATCGATTGCAAAAGCGTTTGACACACAAAAGATTCCATACGACAGAACAGAGAAAGGCGCACCAAGTTTCACGAAAAATTTTTTAGCGACACATCCAGCAGAGCTACCCAAACTAATTAACCAAGCACGAGAGATTAACAAAGCAAACAC